AAAGCAGAACCTCAGTTCTAACAAGCAATCTATTAAAGAGGAAGCACCAGAAGTAGACTTCTTTGAGAATCCAAAAGAGGCAATTCGTCAGACTGTCGATAACCATCCAGATGTAGTTGCAGGTCGCCAAGCGGCTCACGACTTCAAAAGGATGCAGATTCAGCAAAAGTTAGTGCAAGAGCATCCCGACTATGGTCAGGTTGCATCAGACCCAGACTTTGCAAATTGGGTGAAATCTTCACCTGTTCGCATAAATCTGTTTGCCAAGGCTGATGGTGAGTTTGATTACGATAGTGCAAACGAATTACTTACTACTTATAAACAGTTACGTGGCGTGAAGGCGAAACAAACGAGTGATGCTGGTGAAGCAACTCGCAAGACTAACCTAAAAGCGGCGGGTGTTGATATAGGTGGTAGTGGAGAATCAGGAAAGAGGATATACAGAAGGGCTGACCTTATTCGGCTGAAAATGACCGATCCGAACAGATACGAAGCCTTGAGTGATGAAATCATGCAAGCCTACGCAGAAGGTCGGGTCAAATAATTAACTTATCGCTTTTTGGAGATTTATCATGCCTTTAGGTACAAATAATGTGACAGTAACGACAGCGGCAACGTTCATTCCTGAAATTTGGAGTGACGAAATCATTGCGGCTTACAAGAAGAACCTCGTTTTAGCAAACTTGGTTATGAAGATGTCTTTCAAGGGAAAGAAGGGTGACACAGTTCACGTTCCTTCTCCTACCCGTGGTTCAGCGTCTGCAAAGGCGGCTGGTTCACAAGTAACTTTGATTGCGGCAACGGAATCAGAAGTTCAGGTAGCAATTGACAAACACTATGAATATAGCCGTTTGATCGAAGACATCGTAGAGGCACAGGCTTTAAATAGTCTGCGTAACTTCTATACAGCAGACGCTGGTTACTCTTTGGCTAAACAAGTCGATACTGACTTGATTCAGTTGGGACGTTCAACCAATGGTGGTGCTGGTACAAACGCCTATGCAACTGGTGCGTTTATTGGTGGTGATGGTACGACTGCTTATGTTGCCGCAAACAACAATGAGTCAGCCTTAACCGATGCCGCTATTCGCCGCACTATTCAGCGTATGGATGACACCGACACTCCTATGGATGGTCGCTTCTTTGTTATCCCACCCTCAAGCCGTAACACGCTGATGGGTCTTGCACGTTACACAGAACAAGCCTTTGTTGGCGGTACTAACAATACTATCCGCACTGGTGAGATCGGTAACTTGTATGGCATCCCTGTGTTTGTCTCAAGCAATTGCGACACAGCATCAGGTTCTGCCGCCGCCCGTGTTTGTTTGATGGGACACAAAGACTCTTTGGTTCTGGTTGAGCAAATTGGTGTGCGTTCACAAGTTCAGTACAAGCAAGAGTATCTTGCTACGCTGTTCACATCTGATACGTTGTATGGCGTTCAGATTCTTCGTGCGGCGGCAAGTGCAGGTGCGGCTAAGTCTGCATCTATGTTTGCTCTCATAGTTCCTGCCTAATTGCAGTTGCGCCCCCTGCCCTAGTGGTGGGGGGACTTTTTTAACCTAATTAGGAGAATCTTATGGCGGCGGCAACAGCAGTAACATCGCGTAGAGGAACAGATCAATTTCGGGGTTTATTCTCTGATACTTGGTCTGTTACAGCGACTTTGGACGCATCATCTCTTGCAGATGGCGTAGGAGAGACAAACACAATAGCAGTCCCAGGCGTTAAGTTGGGCGACATTGTGATGAATGTAAGTTTGGGTGTAGATGTCTCTGGCATCTCCATCACTCCTTATGTTTCAGCGGCAAATGTAGTGTCTATTCGTTTCCAAAACGAGTCAGGCGGTACATTAGATTTGGCATCCACCACAGTTAAATGTGTGGTTGTTAGATTAGTCTAAAGACAGGGGGGCTTGCTCCCCTTTCTTTTAAGGATAAATATGGCTTTGTTTCGTTGCAATAAATCAGGCAATACAGTCGAATTCAGATATGACTTTGACATTGTTGAGATGCGTAGACACCCCGAATACACAGAGGTTGATACTTCTGCTGTTGTGGAGGTCGAAAAGGTTGATGGAACAAGGCAGACATTAACGCTGAAAAAGCCTATGGGTAGACCCCGTAAGGAACAGTTATGAGTGATATTGATGCGAGAGATTTCGGCAGAATAGAAGCCCAAGTGGAGGCTTTGCAAGTGGAAGTTCACCAATTGAGCAACGATGTCAAGGCATTGCTTGAACTAGCAAACCAATCAAAGGGTGGCTTCTGGATGGGTATGGTCATTGCCTCTGCCTTATCTGGCGTGGTAAGTTTCTTTGCCGCAAGGTGGTTGAAGTAAATTAACTAGGAGATTACTATGATGTACGGAAAATCAAGCAATATGACAGGCTCAAAGATGCCAAAGAAATCAGAGAAAAAGGGTATGCCTATTGCCATTATGGTGGCTGTTGGTAAGCCAAAAGGTCTGCCCATGCGTGGTCAGCGCACCGCTACCAACATGATGAAGAAGTCTGGGAGAAGTAAATGAGTTCACTATCTGGGGCAAAAACCCTTTTAAGTGCGGTAGTTGCAACTGGTGCATCTACTGCTGTGCAAGCAGACGCAGGACAACCAGCATTTTTGCAAGTTACAGGGATAACAACTGCTACTGTTGCTTTTCAAGGTAGTTTGGATGGAACAACCTTTGCAACGATTGGTACTGCTTTGACTGCTGATGGCATTGTTACTATTGCCAATGCACCAATGTATCTAAGAGCCAATGTGACTGCATACACCTCTGGAACTATTACGGCAAAGGTCTTGTATTAGTATGAAAAAAACCAAAGCACAGGCAAAGATTAGCAAAGTCATGCGTGAGTACAAGGCGGGTGAGTTGCACTCAGGCAAGGGTGGTAAGGTTGTCAAGTCTCAGAAACAAGCGATTGCTATTGCTTTGTCTGAGGCAGGAAAGGCAAAGAAGAAATGAAGCAAGGACTATATGCCAATATCAATGCCAAACAAGCAAGAATTAAGGCTGGCTCTGGTGAACGGATGCGTAAGGTTGGTAGCAAAGGTGCGCCAACTGCCAAAGCGTTTATTGAGTCTGCTAAAACTGCAAAGAAACCAAAAAAGGTGAAGTGATGAAAACTCCCGCTTGGCAACGCTCCGAAGGTAAAAATCCTAAAGGAGGGTTGAACTCCAAGGGCAGAGCATCTTATAATAGTGAAACTGGTGGTAATCTAAAGGCACCAGTAAAGTCGGGGGACAACCCTCGCAGAGCAAGTTTCTTGGCTCGCATGGGCAATATGGCTGGTGCGGAGTACAAAGATGGTGAACCGACAAGACTGCTTCTTTCGCTCAAAGCATGGGGTGCATCCTCAAAGGCTGACGCAAAGGCAAAGGCTAAGTCTATTTCTACACGAAATAAGGCAAAAGCGAAATGAGAGCATTATCAGTTGGAGTTAGTCCCACAGCGGCAGTAGACACAACAGTCTATACGTGTCCTAGAGGCTATTACGCCAAATTTACTGTAATGTACATTCACAATACAGGCGGGTCTACCAAGCATATAACTGTTCAATGGTTTGACGCAAGTGCTAATACCACCCTTGATATATTGACTCAATACGATTTCTCATCAAAAACCTATTTGCAGTTTGATGGCAATGCCTACATTGTTTTAGAAGAAGGCGATAAGATCAAAATAACTACTCAGTCGGCAAGCACATTCAGTTTTATAGCCACATTTGAAGAAGAAGGGTTGACTAGAGCATGACCTACCTAGAACTTGTAAACGATGTGTTAGTGCGCCTCAGAGAGCCTGTGGTGACAACTTTCAACGAAACTACCTATTCCACTTTGATTGGCAAGTTTGTCAATGATGCAAAGCGTCAGATTGAGGATTCCTTTGCTTGGAACGTATTGGTTCAAACTATTACAGTTACCACAGTTGCAAACACTTCATCCTACTCCCTCACAGGGGCTGGTCAGAAGTTCCAAGTCTTAGACGCAATCAATACCACTAGTGTTTTAGGTATGACAAACGTAGATTTTGTCACCATGAACCGCAACATCAACTTCTTACCCGCTGGAACTTCAGCACCTACTGACTATGCTTTTAATGGTATAGATGCTAGTTTTGATACAAAAGTAACCCTGTATCCAGTTCCAGATGCTGTATACACAGTTAAATTCTCTTTAGCAGTACCACAAGCAACTTTGGCGGCTGACGCTACTGTGGTGCTAGTTTCTGATGTTTTAGTGTCTCAAAACGCATTTGCAAGAGCATTGGTAGAGCGTGGTGAAGATGGTGGCTTGTCTTCCTCAGAAGCCTATAACTTGTATCGGGCAATGCTGTCTGACTATATTGCTTTGGAAGGCACACGCTATCCTGATCGTGGGGAGTTTGTAGCAACATGACGCAAAGATTGCAGACCTTTAGTGTTCAAGC